AGTGTCATAGTGGTGACGCCATTCATGTTCTTCTCATAAATGATGTCAGTGATTGCTTCTAGATAGGCGTCCGAGAGCTGGGAGACAGCTTGAGTGATGGGGTTGACGAAAGTCAGGTTGTTGATATTGAGCGATCCGAAACCGATAGTAGAAAGCAGAGTGCTCGAATCAGCCTGGGGGAAAGTGAGGGGAGTAGATATGGCACCAGTATTAGATGTGGCCGAACGATTCGTCGCCTTCAAGGTCTTGGATGCTGCCATGTTAACTACTCGGTATCTTGATTGTCTTCCCAAGAAGAGTGGTGAGAATCTGTCCAGGGCTTCTCATGTTCAGTGCGGGGTCCCCACGATTGGCCGCAATGATTGCTGACTCTGCTTTAGATAGAGACACACCCTTCATCTGCTGAGATGCTATCTTCGCTAGGCTGTCCCCAGATTTCACCACGTAATTCTTTGTCGTTCCCCCGGCGTTGGATTTTGCAGCGGTCGCGGCAGGACCGGCACCAACAACCAGAGACGGAAATGGTGGGTTGTATTCGTAAAGAGTTATAGTGAGAGCCTGCTGAATGATCGCGCCAGTCTGAGCGTTTCTTATAGCGTCACCGTGCTCCAGGGAGTACAGAACCCAGGTCAACTCAGTTCCCAAAACTGGGCCATTAACCTTGATAGTGGGCGGCTGGATAACAGTGGCATTTACGTCCGGGGCAGAAAGCCAAGAAAGGAGCTGACTCACATCCTCACCAGGAGTAGTAGCAGAATACGTCACCGACTGATCCATGATCGCGGGAATGACGAGTTGAAAAGGAGAGCGGTCGTACCACTGAGTAGCAGCAGCACGTCTCGGACGATCCACTATCTGCCATCCACCCGACCCAGAGACCTGAGTAAGGGGAACCTGCCCAGCGATACCCATCTTCACTGGATGGTACGCCTTGTTGGGAGAGTATGGCGTTAGGGTCAGTAGACGATTGCTCATTCCCCCGATGTTTAATTCTGAAGCTAGATTGAAATCAACCATTATTTAGGCTGCTTTCCACCGGTACCAGCAACCCTCATATTGGCCTTGTTAATCATTGCCGCCAATCCAGAAGCAGAAGCGCCAATCGCCGTTGTGAATGCATCAGCTATTCCTGAAGACGTGAGACCTTGCGCTGCTAGCTGGCGAGCCGTTTCTTTGGCAAGATCCCCCACTGTAACAGGCTCAAGCTTTATAGATTTGTTGGCTTTAAGGGCATCCAATACTTTAGTGAACGTTCCTGCGTCCGCCAGAGCTTGTTGGGCCTGCTTCTTAAAGTCTGCATCAGCTTTCGGTCCCCAAGAGGTGTCCTTGCTATTAGCAAGATCCTGATGATAAGCAGCCATCTCTTGTGCAACGTATTGATTCAGAGAGGAGGATGCCGAAGTTTTTCCGACAGCCAGCTGATATCCTGGATTCATCAGGTATTTTCCAGATTGTAAAATTGATCCCTGCTTACTCATGCTGGCAGCAAAATCCTGTGGTAATATGTGTGCCCATGATGCTGCTGGTAGTTTTTCTATTCCTGCGACGATGCTTTTATCGCTTACCACTCTTTGCGAAAGTTGACGATAAACAGCCTGCTGTAGTTGCTGGGGAGTGTATTTACCACCGGCACCCTTAAAAATAGAACTTATATCAGCTCTCATACCAGATGGTATATCGCCCATAATTGACTTTTCGAAAGCAGAAATGTTGGAAGAACTCATCATCGGTCCATTACCGTTACTGTGAAGGGCCATGTATTTGCTTAGGCCCTTGACCTTATTAAGGGCACTATATATTCCCTGACCATTGCTCTCGTTATATGCGATGAGGTTGTTCTTCTCTGCTTGTGACATACTATCTCCACTAAGAGCGGACAAACCAAGAATGGCGTTTCTTTGAGCTATTCCACCGGATGAGGTTAATTCAGTGTTCTCCACCCATTTTCCATTAACAAGATGCTCAAAACTATGTAGTTTAGTGGTTGCTGCTGCCAATTGTGCTGTCAGTGTTGCCGAGCTAGTCAAGACATGAAGTGGCACTGGCGCGGTCGGCTTGCTAGATCCTCCAAAAAGATGGCCCAACAGTCCAGCTGTCCAATTTCCCAACTTCATGGCGTATGGCATTGCCATTGGTAGAACGGCGGCAGCAATCATCGCTACGCCAGCTGGCCCCCCCATCATGGCGATTGGTCCCATAGAACCTATACGTGCTAGCATACTGATGCTGGATGTATCCTTAGCAATGGTGGTAGCTGCCTCACCAGCTCCGGCCATTTCACCAAGTCCAGAAGACTCTGCTTTGGTAACGAAGGTTCCAGCATCGTATGGCGCTGGGTTTCCCGTACCTAGAGGAATGGTTCCTTCTGATGGTGACGGCTGTGTCCCACGAAGCCACAGACCGGTTGATCCGTTTGGTCCTAACGGAATACTATTCGCGGCACCAAGCATAGGATAGCCAGAAGGGTTAGAGGAGTCGAATGCACCGAGCGGAGCGCGAGAACGTGCGTAGTATGCCGCAACATCACTTTGATATCTTTGAGACATTCCGGCCTCGCCGGTGGACCCCAGTGCCCCCAAGGGAATCGAGGTGCCTCTCTCAAGGGCTAGAAGAGAAGCCTCGCCGGGGCCAAGAGCCAACATCTCATTTCTAGCAAGAGTGGAGGTGACGTTGGTGTCAGAGACCACCGAAGACCCATCTTTGCTTATTGTAGACGCCGCTCCCTTGAGCCCTCCCACTGAGCCAGGACTTCTGCCAGATGTAACGAGAACAGCATCTCGCACTTCTCCAAGTCCAGCCAGGGTTTCAGCCGCAGATGTTCTCACTGCCGCTGCCGTCTCCACGCCACTCGTCTTGATGGCGGCTGTTTCTGCCAACCCCATTTTGATGACAGATTCACCAAGTTCTGCCTGGGTCATTTTTCCAGAACTTATATTGTAAGCGTTCCTGAAATACTTTCCGTCAGTTCCCCCAGGGTCCAGTTTAGTTAGAAGACCACCAAATATAGACATAGCCCCCTTGCCTATTTCTACGGCTTTTACGGCGGCGGCGAATCCCACGATGGCTGTTAATGCTGCGCCTATCTCATAAAGAGCGGGCTTCCATGTAACTATCTTTCCAATGAACCATGTCAACCCGTCAACTATCTTTATTACAGCAGGATACATAACTTTACCGGCATTAACTAGATCAACGGTTAGTGATGCAAGAGCCTTGTCAAATCTCTGCGAAGGAGTGTTCTCCGCAATGGCAGTAGAAGAGTTAAGATATGATATTGAGTTTTTTTTACCAATTGATGTTTCTACGCCAGCCAGTAGGGCCGGGTTCTTCAGGATGGCCGCAAGAGTGGCGAATTGCTTTGAACCACCGAACGCCTTGGTCATTATTAGGTCTTGAATCCACTGAAGATTCTTAGCGGTCAATCCCCCAGAGGCGGCACTTCCTCCGTGCTCCCACTGCTTTAGAACTGCAGCAGGCATTTCGCCAACCATCCATGTTTGTAGCTTATTAATTGCTGCGGTTTCCCCAGTTCCCCCTGGACGTGGATTACCAATATTGGTTCGGTATCCCACCATTTGAGACGAGGGTGCAAATTTTGACATAGCTGCATCGAAGGTTGCGACAGCAGACTGCAATCCACCCTTAGAGGAGATGAGGCCCTGCATTTCACCAGGCTTGATACCAATCATAGACTCTGCCAAAACCCCCTGCGCGGAAGGGTTGGCCAGAAGGTTGATACCAGTCTTAACATAGTTACCAGCGACACTAGCCGTAGTACCCATGGAGGTTAAAAGGGCAATCCATGACATCATGTCCTTGGCACTCATACCATTGGACTTGGCAGACTGCAAAACTCCTCGACCAACGCCAGGAACAAGGTCGTTCTGTCTCATGTCACCAGAACCAACGGTTGCGTTTACAAGGGCCGCTACGGCATTAGGGTTTCTGCCCGTTCCAACTAGGTTGGAGTTGATCATAGCCGCAACTACACGGGCGCTTTGTTCAGATGCAGCCCCTGATGGAATAGCACCAAGTACCTGTAGTTTGGTAACAGCAGTTGTGATATTTTTTAGTTGAGCCATGCTTGCGCCAAGACCACTGTTCCAAGATGCTGTACCCGACGCAACACGATACATGGAGTTGGCTACATCGTCAAGCTTCACACCAGTGAGTTTTGAAATGTTCTCAGCCATAGTACTAAGATTATTCATCTGGTTTGGGTTAACTCCAGCCTGAGTAACAGTCTGAGTAATGAGCTTGTTGAAGTTCATGTACTGCTTGATGCCCTCGTAAGCCAATCCACCAGCGCCAAGAACGGTCCAGGTAGCAGCCTTCATAATTGCCGGAGTACCGAGGGCCTCTAGCTTGCTCATACCAACGTAAGCAGATCCCAGGGCGCTGTTAGCAGCCGCCATGTTCGCAGCCAACTCCTCCTGGGCGATCATTTGTGTACGTAGGGCACCAGTGGCACGCTTCGAAGCATCTGCTTCGGCTAGTATCGAATCAGCCGTTCCTTTAGCGGTGTCCCCAAGAGTAACATTGGTATCAGAAGCTGCTTTGTTGGCATCCGACATAGCCTTTGCTTCAGTCGATTGCTTCCCTGCAGCTGCGGTGAGCTTGTCAACGTTTGCAGCGGCAACCCCAGCGCTAGCACCATACTCATCTGTAGTACCTGAAGCAGCAGCTAGTTTAGCATCAGCTGCTTCGACGGAATCGCCAAGAGCAATGACGGCATCGTCTAACGCCTGAACTTGCTCAGGCGAATTACCAGTTGTTACATCAATTATGATGGGGATGTCGTCAGCAGCCACTTGATTCCTTAAATACGAATACCGCCACCCCGAAGGGCAGCGGTCTCGTGCCGCCTATGAATATGAAGACGGAGTTTTGGTTAGAGTATTTTAGCTAGAATTTTAGCCAGTTCGTAACTAGAAAGTTGCGCGAGAATTTTGTACTCCTCGAATTTCTGCTTACTAGATATTTCTATGGCTTTATGGAGAATGCCCAAACTTATGAGGTGATCGTCTCTGCCCTGGCTCAGAAGCTCCATCGGGTCCATCCCGTGAATAAGGGCGTAGGCCGCTTGTTCAACGAAGGGATCTTCCTTCAGGGCGTCTAAAAAACTGTGTCAGACTCGTTATTGGAAACGTTGCTCCAACGAAGAAGGCGCTCAGTGGTGTCAACTAGGTCGCCGTCCGCGAAGTAGAACTTACGAACTACCGATACAGCAGTGTCGTGTTCATCGGGTGTGATACCTAGAGCCTTAGCTAGATCGGGATCGAACTTGGTCCACTCGCTATTTGGTTCTCCCTCGCGACAAGAAAACTTCTCATCGGGGTTGTCAGGGAACACGGCGTAGATTCCAATGCACGAGTTGATGAGAACTTCAGCGTTAGCCTTCAGCCCCCAATCGGGTTCCTTAGTCTTCTGGCGCTTCTGAACTACCGCGTTCATGTGGGTGGTGTTAACCGGCCCAAAACGAACCCAAACCTCTGGCTCCTCGAAACGAGGTACTCGAAGGTCTTTGTGAAGATTCTTTAGAATCTCAGCACGACGATTCTTCAGCGAGAATAGCGGTGTTGGCTGCACGGGTGCAACTCCTGGCTCTTCTACCATGGGGATAAAATCCCCAACCTGATCTTCAGGGGCGTTGTCTTCCAGCTTTTCAATCTTAAATTCAGCCATATTCCTCCAATGACTTTTATGTGTTAACCGCTAACGGTTTCCACAGATACAGATACATCCCAGGTACGAACGGCGCTCGAAGTTGAGTCCGTGTTTCCGTCCTTAACGGATGCAAGACGACCGGTGTATACACGGTTGTGTCCCCAGGCAACACCAGTGTCATCAAGCGGAACAAGTGTAACGATTGCCTGAGCGCGACCAGCGAGAACTCGGAATGCAGCTTGCGTCTCTAGGTCTGCCTGTGCAAATGCCTTAGTTAGCATGGCATCCGAATAGACCGGTAAAGCAGCGTAGGAGATTTCATCACCCATGCCCGCAGGACGATACTTAGGCGGGTTGGCCGTAGCATCTCCACCAGAGAACTTGTCGAAGGTTACGTTGTAGGTCTTCCCCGCAGTAATTCCTGTCTTGAACGGTGAAATAACCGTCAGTTTCGGAATCCACTGCTGTTCGGAACCGTAAGCACTGAATAGGGCATCAGCCATTTATTTCTCCTATGAAATTAGAAAGGTTATTGAGGCTGGTTAGGCCGGAAGGTTAGCGCTTACAAGGTACTTGGAAACGTTGATGGTGACGAACTCAGCCTGCGGCGAGAACTTAGCGCCGACAGCGGCGTTGATCTGCCCAGCTGCGATAGTGGTCGGAGTGTTGACAGAGCTGTCAGTGGTAACGAAGAAAGCATCGTCAGCCGTAAATCCGTACAGCGACCCACGGCCCCAGTAAGCATTCATCTGTCCAGCAATTGCTCCGTTAAAAGCAGCGAATAGCTGTCCCTTGCCATCAATCTCTGAGAAGACGAAGTTCTCACCGATTGCGTCAAGGTCACGAATGATCTGCATACGGAATCGAACATTGTTAAGCGCTACGAATGAAGGAGCGAAGGCAAGACTACGGTATCCGTAAAGGGCGATTATATTGACATTCGGAACCAAACGGATTACGCTAACTCCAGCACCATTCAAGAGTGCACGGTCAGAGGTGATGTAGGTCTGAGTAACACCAGTGGCGAACGTTGAAGCACCCTTAGTGGTACCAGCAGCCGAAACGTTGGCATCGTTAGTAGAGTCGTTTACGGCCATCAAAGCAGCGGCAAGAGCCACAGGTGGAACAGTACGGTTGAATACCGTACTCGTAGGAATAGCGGGGTTCGAGTTAACTACACCAGGAACGATCAACCATGGTGCGAACATAGCTCCGTATGATGGGTCCGTTGCCGCTGACTGAACGGTGTTAGCCTGAGTGACGATAGTAGCTGCAGTAGCAGTGTTCTGTGCGTCGAGAAGAGCAACACGGTTGAATGCAAGGGCGTGGTTTACAAGATATCCAGCCGTAGTGGTGGAGGTGTTACCAGGGTATGAAACCTGGCCAGGTCCTAGAATGTCGGTGAAGACAGCCAGGGCGGCGGGAGTGTCAGCGTCAGCAACTGCAACGTCAGTTCCGCCAGTCATGTAAACTGATACAGAAGATCCTGAGGCAGGTAATACTGTAGTACCAGACTGCGTTGAAGCAACACACATTGAGATGTATGTAGGAAGCGAGTTAACCCAGTTAACGATGTCGGCGTTGGTCCCCAGGCTTGTGGCAGTTGCCAATACATTACCGTTATATGCCAGAGAGGTAGCATATACCGTAGTAGCGCTCACAGTCGAAGCAGTAATGGTCAGGATCAGTCCTGAGGCATTAGAGGAGGATGAGTTGGCCCATGTCCCCTTGCCAGTGGCCGTTAGCAAGAACAGACCACCAGTGGTAGTAGACGTAGCGGCTACACCAGAAGAAGTAGGCTGTACACGGGAAACCCATGCAGCTGAACCACCCTCGCGGAAGAACAAATCAAGAGAGTCATAAAGAAGAGTCGAGTCAACGTTAGCGTTCAGGGTGTAGCGTCCTGAGAGGTTACCAGAAATTAGCTGGCCGAAGTAAAGATTAAAGTCATTCATTGACTTGATCGGAACTGCAACACCAGCGGGTCCAGCAGCCATACCAGCTACAAACCAGTTAGAAGTTGAAGTTGGGTTGGCAGGAGTCGTAGCGTTAGCGGTGACATTGATAGTAACGCCTGGGGCTTGGTTAGCCATTAGAGTTCTCCTCGGAGGTCTTGGTAGGACCAGTTGCCTGGTCCGTTAGAGTTTTAGTAGTTGGCTTCTTCTCGTCCTCTACCTTTGCGGGTGAAGAGATAAGGACAATTCCCTCTGAAGCATAATTCTGAATGAGGGGAGTATCTGTTACGGTGTACTCAAAACCTGGAGACAAGGGCTGGCCCTCATTACCGGAAATTGTGTGGAAGCCAGAGACCAGGATGTCAATATTTGCCATTAGTCGATTGCCTCTTCTGATATAGTTATTTCGAAAGTTTCTACGTCTGGTTGATCTGGTAGCGGTTGTAGTGTAGGACCAGTGATGGCGCCCGCTGGTGCGAACTGTGGCATAGGTGGTCCACCAAATGGTTTAGCTACATAGCCAATAGTAACGACGAAGGTAACATGAGCGACACCAGTAGTTCTTGTGGAACTGTGCTCGCCCTCTAAGTACTCTTCACCTTCCCACGTTGTGGTTTCAGCTACCCCGTCAAGTCCGCGCTGCTGCAAAATGAGAGCGCGGAGAACGGTAGCATAGGCGTAGGTCAAAGCCTGAGTCTCTTGCCAGTCCTTAGAACCGTACACAAAGACTTCAACATTAACACGCCACTGGGCTCGCACACCAGCCGAGAAGTTCTCTGGAGTTCCCACAGTGTGAGGAACGTTTACCAGGATCTGAGCTTGGATATTTGGACTTAGAGTACGGATGTTGGGTTCTTGTCTGAACTGTAAGCCAGTGGCGTTTAGTATCTCTCCGCCAAGTTTACGATTCATTTCAGCTACGTAAGTGGGGAGCCACTTTTCGAGGGTCTGGTAGAATGCTTCTTGTACCGATCCGCCGCCGAAAAAGGGACCGAATTCGTTACTGGCGTATTCTAGATTCCAGTTTTTCCACCACGGTGTTTCGGGGGTGATGCTCACGATTAGCCCATTCCCGGATTGTTAGACTTATAGAAGTAAGATTGTTTAAGTCCCGAAGTGGCCATACCATCAAAGTTGGAAACATGATAACGCGAAACACTCTTTGCGGCGGAATTGTATGCAGCCTTGCTGGCAAATGCAGACGTATTTCCAGAAACAACATCGTTGTATTGCTTCTGCAGTCTTTGTGATTCCGTTGTTCTGTGGTCTAAGTTCATTCCAGTTACCTGGCGATTCTGGAAATTAGCGTAGTCTTTAGCTTTTCCAGAGGTTGAAACCTCAGAGAACTTACGACCATGAATGTGATCCTTGGAAACGAACCTTCCACGCTCATCACGGATAGCGGGGGCAACGGGACCCTTGCCCTTAAAACCGGCAGCGTTACTCTTGTTGAACGGTTCCATCACATAGCGAAGAGCAATGGCATTAGCCATGATACGAAACGTTGGGCTTATCTGTACAAACTTACGAGTCTGATTGTTAATGGCTGCGTAGTTTGCATTACCCTTAGCTCGATTGTATCCAGCATTCTTTGGATTGATTTCTAGAGTAATCTCTTTGGCAAACATGTCAATCGATCCATACTTAGGATTGATTGCAGATGCTCGAAGATAACCAAAACCAACTAGGATATCGATACCAACACCACCGCTAGAATCGGGGTATCTGTGACGCTCAATGGTTCCCTGGCTCCAAGGAGCCCACACGGCTGACACACCGAATTCAGGAGCAGATCCTTTTCCGGCGAAGACCGCAGCCTCCATGGTTTCGAAGAGGATTGCTATTTCCTGTAGCGCAGGACCTGGTTCAAGAAGCCTCTCTCGAACGAGTCCGAGCTTTACTGATAGATTCTTGATGGCGTTACCATCAACGAATACTCCACCAGTGGCGCGAGCCATTTTAACCTCTTACCCAACCACCCAAAAGCATACTGATCTGAGCGTCGAGTTCATTGAGATCCATCTCTTTGCGAAGCTGGGGCTCAGTGTCAAGGATGACTAACTTGATTGCTTGTAATAAGCAAGCACGTCGAAGGTCGGTCGGAGTCGATACTGTGTATCCGCCATCATAGATGATCTGTATTCTGGTTCCCTCAGGGATAAACGTTCCCAAGCGGAACCAGCAGTTGTGGGCAGCAAATCCTTCAGCAAGATAAGTGCGCGAAGAAGTCTGAAGTGCTATTACTTCTCGGTCACCAACGGGAGTGATGCTTTTTACGCTCACGCCTTGGCTCGTGTAATTCCCCATATTTTCTACAGAGAACTTCGGGAGCAAACGCGGCGGACGAATGGAACCCAGAAAACGAAGAGAATTTGCTTTGCCACCTGTAAGGACAATAGTGTGAATATCGGTGCTACGAGTAAAACTTTCCGGCTGTGGTTTGCAGGGCATAGAGTCGGTGTAAGCGAATCCGCGCTCGTCCAAAGCAGCGCGTACTTTTCCTAGCATCGCGTTGTCTCGTTGAGTAAATGAACCCTTGCGATCCCTAGTGAGCCAAGAACCCTCACCGTCGAATGCCGCAGAAAGGTATCCGGCATCACGACTTTCGTCAAATTCCCATGGGGTGAACGGCTTCGACACCATTGAGGCGCTCCACTTGGAGTGACGACGTACACCCTCTTCTGCCCACAGTTCATCTGTGCGGCGCCATTGGTATACACCGTCTATCTTAGCAAGCCAAAGGTGATCATCGGAACACGTGACAGATGACCCATCACTGAAAGTAACCTCAGAACATGGCAGAACCAAACTCTTTGTTGCCTCTACTTTGCTGGGGCGGTAAGAGCGTCTACCATCCTCAGCAGTTCGATTTTCATCGAATCCGATTAGGTCATCGCCCTCTTCTAGCGTCTCGATTGCAACCCAACGAAGGTCGGCGGTAAGTACACGAGTACCTGGAACGAAGCAATGTCCATCAGTAGCGTCAGGTCCTAAGATTCCACCATTTTGGAAATAGATAGGTTGTGTATCACCGAAGGATCGGTAAATCTGCATGGATTGTACATTGTACGTCCATAGTTCTGGATATAGTGGAGCAAACTGATCTACCCATACGTGGCGAACTAGGTTGTCCGAACCATAGGCTTGAGCAGCACTCTGACCCAAAGATCCAGCAAAACTCAAAGGAGTATTACTGTCAACACCAAACTCACTAGGGTCTATACCGAATAAGCGATCTTGGAATATGTGACCAATGAATGGAGCCAAACGACGCCCCACACGAGTCTCAATGTGTCGAGTAGCTTCCTCTAGGGTTTCTTGAAGAACCTGTGGGTCCCAGTCACGAACAATCTCCGGGTAACGTGCCTGGAGTTGCTCAACGGTGGCCAAAGTCGGTTGAACTGTGACCGTCATTTACTTATTCCTCTTTTTGATGAGTGGTGCTGCTAGCAACCTTCAATGCCTCAGTAAGGTCATCTTCGACTGCTGGCTCCGGCTTGACCTTAGGCTTTGCCTTCGGCTTTACTGGTTCCTTTACTTCAACCGGCTCTTCGACTTCCTGGTCCCTAGAAGGGACAACGAAAAAATCATTGCCAGTAATTCTTAATAGGTGTTCGGCGTAGGCTGCATCAACTTCTTGAGCGCCATCTTCCCCAGCCACTTTCCACTGGACGCCTGGGGCTGACCCCGGTTCCTTTTTAGCTAGTAACACTGTTCTTCCCATACATTCCTCTTTCACAAATAAACCAAAGCTGGCGGGGAGGTGGAGGAATGGGCACTCCCCGCCAGCTTTAGAAGGTTCTACCGACTAGACGTTGATGTAGCTAGGAGACCAAGCCTGGGTTGGGTTGTAGCCCGCTCCAGCGTTCTTGTCCAACGAGCAAATAACATTAGCGATACGGCCAATCCACTTGGTAGCGCGAACAGCAAGCGTAGTGTCCGTCACGAAGGCGAACGGCAAGCTGTCAGGCGATGAAGTGGTTGCGTAAAGGTCAATGTTACGCATCTCACGAACGTAAGGACGAACAATGTTGTTCGCATCACGCGAGATAAGGTAGAGATTCTCGATACCAGCGTTCAAAGGCTTTAGGCCAGAGTTGGTGTACACGTAGGTAGCGGGCGGAGAAGCCTGAACGTTGCTACCGTTTTCTGCAATCAGCGTGGTGCCGTTGTCGAAAATCTTGGTAGTGTTCCACTGAACTCCAGCAGAGTCCAAGAAGGTTCCGTCAACGTAGCCAAGCAACGTCTCGGTAGCCGTAACAGTGCTACGGTATACCTTGAAGTGCGTAGGCTGTGAGCCCTCGGGGCCTACAGGGTAGGTGTACGAGAGGGCAATACCGGCCGTTGAAGGCGTTGCATTGACTTCGACGGAAGCCTGGATCTCACCGAAACGGGCGATGATCGGAGCTACGCGGTAGAAGTACTCAGTGTTAAGGGTACCAGTGCCGGTGGCAGTAGCTGTTACCGTGTTCATAACGTTGCTACGAGCACCTAGGAACGATGACTTAACAAGAGGAATGCCCTTGTAGGCGTCACAGATAAGTCCTGGAGAAATTTCCACCTTGTCAACGAAACGCTGATTGATCAACGACAACTGGGCCAAACGGGCGACTGCCGTAGGTGAGGCTGCAATCATCCACTGGTCACCCATGATAGGCTGAGCCATATTCTGCTCAACTAGGTCAATAACCGTGTCTAGGAGACCATATGAAAGGTACCCGGCAGCTCCGTCAATAACGTTCTGGTCAATGCTATCAACCCATGGGCTGAACACAGGAGCACCCCAAGTAGAGGCACCACCGTAGTTGTCAATCCCACCGCCGCCGACACCGGGGCCAGGGCCACCAGTTGAGGACGAAGAGAACGATGAGCAGATTACGTCAAGACCGTCGAACTGCGGAGCAGCTCCGTTAATGGTAGGCGCAGCGGCACCCCAAAGGATGGCCGTCTCGATGTCCCAGTACAGACCAGTAGCAGCACCCTCAATTTCTGAGGCGCGAAGGCTACCGATACTCTTGGAAGTAACAGCTTCGGCGTAACCAGTAACAGCTCCAACGCTCTGGAGCTGCTTCATTTGGAAGTTCTCCTGCACGTATGTAGAGGTCGTGACTGGACGAGCGCCACCATCGGTTACGAATCCACCGGCAGGGTTCACAGTACGCTTGTTGAAGTAGTAGACCGTTGAGCCCCACTTCTCGGAAGGTAGAGCGCGAACCAACGGCGCGTAACGACGCTGGTATTCAAGCAATACGGGATCGATTTGCTTAACAACGAGGGCGGCAGCGCCCGCAGCTGTTAAGGCTTCTTGTAGTTCTGTAGTCATTATAGGCTATCCTTGTTGTTAGAAATTGTTAGAGTTGAGTACTTCTAGTAACCGTTGGCGGTGTCTAGCGCGTGGAACTTGCGGTTCCAGTTTGGCTGGTTTCCCCATGCCTGACCTGCGATGTCACGGAATTCGTTGACACTTAGCTTGGCTAGGTCAGCCTCTGCTAGCGTGTCGTCGCGGGTCAAAACAGGACCTACGCTGGAACCAACCACACCCTTGCGGGTAGGAGCAGATTCGTACTCAGCCTTGGCAAAAGCCTGGGCCTCGGTAACAGCGGACTTTGAGGCGGCAATGGCCATGGCAGTTGCCTCTTCGAGGGTGAACATCTGAGGCTTAGCGGCCTCAACGGCAGCGGCAGCTTCAGCAACAGCAGTGGCTTCTGCTACTTCAGCAGCAGCAGCTGCAGTAGTAGCCCTGTCATCAGCTAGAGCCTTAGCAACAGCCTCAGCGATTAGCTTGTTTACATCTTGAGCCTCAGTGGCAGCAGTTACGACTGACTCAGTGGCAGCAGTCTCCGCAGCCAACTCTTCGGCAGTCTTTTCGATGGGAGCCGTCATGGCTTCCTCCTTGTTGGTTTGGGTAAGGGCATCGTCTTCTGACTCAGCCGTTGGTACGGGTGCTCCACAATTGGGGCAATACATGTTTCCGTCCACGAGGGGACCGTCACAAAGTAGGCATTGAGAACCATCACCAGAAGATGACTTGCTCTCATTTGCGTCACTATCACTTGAGTCCCCGCCAGAAAGATCAATGTCTCCATCGGCGTCAGGGTCAAGTGCATTAAGGGCGATGACAGCAGAAGCGGCTACACGCAAAGCTACGGCAGCGAGCTTCCCGGCATCATCGGTAGATCCAGAAATGTTAACGCTTCCGGCTCCGTTGTAAATACTCATAGAGGCATAATCTTCAATGAAGTTCTGAACGTCACCCAAGATGGTGCTGAACTCTTCAGTTACATTGATGCCAAACTTCTTTGCCGCACTCTTGATACGAGACTTAACTCTACCAAGCTGTGCAGAGGTGTACTTAGAAGCATTGCTCTCTACATTGATGTAGGCCCAGGCTGCGCGGACGTGCTTTGCGGTATCGATTGGGTAACGCTTTTGATTGTCACTCTGGTAACCAGGGTCAGCGTACTTAACATCTTCACTGATGTTGTTTCCCTTGTCCAAGACAGAGTTAACAGCTTCATTAACAGCTTCTTTTATGAGGCGGGTGTTCTCCTCTTCAGGAGTTTCCTCATTGAAAAGCTCAGCGATCTCAGCCTCTTCAACTGACTCGAAGAATACGTGAGACATTCCACCTTCGTATGACTCTACGAAGTTAGCGCTTTCGATTTGAGCACCTTCTACGCCGGGGCGAGAAGTAAAGTCAATACCGACTACAGCCATATCATCAGCGGTGATAACAGTATTATCATCTTCTGCATAACGAGGCTGGCTCATCCATCCACCACGGATAGAGATTCCTTTAACAAACTTACCTACAGTGCCAACGGCCACATCTCGACCATTTGTGGTATTGGCGATGTCGGCTTCGAAGTAGGCTGAACCATCAGTTCTTTGCAGAACCTTGGTGACACGGCCAACAGTAGCGTTCGCATCATCGCCATAGGCGGCAGCGTGGCTAGTGGCCATAGTAATTGGTAATCCATCAGAGCTGTTGATAGCTTCATTCATTCGCACAACAGCTTTTCCAATATTCTCTTTTGTATAGAGACGCTTATTCTTGGAAACACCGGGGCGCAGAAATGTGCCTGTTACAACGGCAGATTTTGTCGCGGATTGTGTCACGCGCTCTCCTTGAGTTATTTAGGAATGATGAAGCGACCAGCTCTACGCCAGTCCTTCAAGTGAAGTAGCTTCTTTTTACGAGGCTTAAGAACCTTGTGAAAGCCAGATGAGTGTCGAGCCTTGCCCCAAGATGTGCGCATGTCAAATCTACCCGGAGAAATCTCACCAATAAATTTGTGGTTGCGACCAGTCATATTATGCACAAGAGGTTTACGCATAGCGTCGTAGTGCATCCACTTGCCGCCGAGAACGTGTCCTTTAGCAGCATTGACATAACCGTCACGCATAGAGCGGTTGTCAGATGCACGAATCTTCTGGGCTACTGTTCGGTATCCGGTTTTTACTTCCGAACGCGACTTTGTAGCACGAGCAGTTTTGGCAGCGAGCTTCTTTTCCTGAGAATTCCAGCGATAGGCAAGAACTTGTTGATAGTCTCTGACTACCATCCTTAACCCAACTGCTTAGATACCAATGCGGCTGCTTTAGCGGCAGTCATACCAGCGAAGGTGTTATATGGGATCTCCAATGGATTACCCATCAACTCATCTTCAATCGGTTCTTCGCTATCTTCTAGTTCTAGATCCGTTGTCATGATATTCCCAGTCTCCATCGTCATCCGATTCCATTAGTGACTCAGATCCGCTAGGAGCCTTGGGAGCCTTTTGAGGAGTAGCCTTCTGACCGAGTTTTGGCTTCGGCGTTATTTTACCAGGGTTGGTATTGGGAGCCTTAGGCGTATTCTTGCCAACAGAAGCCGTAGTGGGCTTAAGGGCAGGAATTCCAGTACCATCATTAGGCTGAGACTGTGCTTGAGCAGCAGCTAGGTTAGCCTTAGATAGATCATCAAGGTCTTCCCACAGAACCATATTCTGACGGTCAATAAGGACAGGCTTATCTCCACCAGGAATAGGTGGTTCACCAATATCGGCACGAGCGCGGTTAAGAACCCACGAGCCGTTACGGATACGAAGGTCACGAATCTGCTCAATAACTATGTCGTCGCGCCAGTCAACTACACCGAACTTAATAGTCCAGTCAGTAACCTTATACGCTTGGTACATAAGGGCGAAAGAGAACTTCTCAAGAATCAATTCTTGCAGAGGTCCAATAGTGTTGATACGAAATGTACGTTCTTGACTCGAACCAGTGCCACCGCCAAGGTTACCCGCCTCGATAACGCCAACCTTAGAAGGTGGGATGCCATAGGCGGAAAGAATTTCGTCACGACGCTCTTGAAGGGTCTGTAGCCAGAATGAAATCTGATTGGTCCCAAGTTCTTTAACTTGAGCACCACCCTTGGTTTCGAACAAGTTTCCAATGTTCTTAGCACCAAGGTTACGAATCATGTACTGTTGTTGGAACTTCTTCATCTCTGACTCGGGCAGAGCAATCGGCCAGTCAACCCAGGCACGTAGAGGGTCTCCACGTTTGTAGGTTTCTCTTAGAAGAGCTGAAGCGAACAACCAAGTAGTAATAGGAAGGATAGCCTTCTGAGTTGGAGACACGCCATATAAGGTGTCACCGGGAGAGTCATACTTAACGTGGATGACTTCCTTGGGCTGGAACCAAGCCTCACGATTAGTGAGTGTCTTTTGGTAGTAGCCCTTGACCATCCCGTGCTCGTCGGCCAGAATTGTCATCGTCGTAGGATCAAGAGAGTATAGAGCAACTGGCTCACCCATCTTGGACCATACTACTTCGGTGAAGGAGTCACCAAAAACAAGAAGGTCTGTAGATACACCACGCATCAACTGACGTATATCCTGAGATGGATTAACGTAGTTAAAAAGTGCCTGAACCTTTTTTACTTCTGGAGTCGCCATAGCTGGCTCAAGATCAGAAGTTATACCTCCGACTGGTACAACCTCAATACCACCGGCAGTAGCAGTGCGAGAAATAGCATCAACAGCGGCAGAAGACCAGGTGCAGGTCAGGTAAGACTGCTGCATCGTCTCCATGAAAGATATGCGATCCGTTGGACCTGATGAACCTACTTCGCCAGAGTTGTACTCGTTGGAGCCCCCGATGGGGACACCAACCATGAAACCGCCACGCGCTGGATCAGCCTTTTTACGGCCCTCAGCAATAGCATAAGAATTGGCGTTGCTGTTAATTTCATCAAACATACGCATCAACGATGAGACAGCCATTTAGTATCTCTCTTTGAAGGGGCTGTCCCAGTTGCCGCCGAATAATTGGTCGTAGGTCTTAGCCGGTCTGATGGGTTCGTTGTCTTTATCCTCATCTTCTTCAGATGGGTCGCCGGAGAGAGGGTTATCGTCGTAGAGAACGGGGCGAGCGAATGTTCCTGCTGCCATACACACATAACGCCATGCGTCTGCAATGTGGTCTTCGACATTTAGGGTCGCTGCATCCTCTGGTTTTAGAGGATTTCTGGTAAGCGCTGGAATCTGCTCAATGAACATCGGGCACTTGTCTTCAAAAACGTGAACCATGGGGCAGGTTTTCCAACCCTTGGCACGGTGTATCGGACAAGCGGGACCTTCGTTGAGGTATTGGTGGCATAGAGACCAACCATTAGTGCGGTCGTGGTCTGCTTTGTAAATTCCGCAACCTTCGAGGCCGTAGGAATCTGCTATAGAAAGAGGGGTACCGTTATTGCCCCACATCGAAGGGTCGGCAACTCGAATTACGCTTGTTTCTCCAGCACTTCTTTCCGCGTCGAGAATGTATCTGGCCTGATCTCTCGCCTGTAACCCAGGAGCAGAAATCTCGCGATACACCCACATTCTTCCGTCAGGATCGGGGGAAACCCAAACACAAGCGAAAGGATCTAGAGTTCCATAGTCAATACCAGCGTAACGAA